AACTCGATTACGATTTTGATGTCTTCTACCTGGTCGTTTGCACGACTGATTGCTCTTCTATTATCTATATAAACAACTTGACCGCTGTTTGGTTCAATTTCTGGTTTTGCATAACCACTAGTAAATCTCATACCAAGATCATATTCGGTATTATTAATAGTTCTTGAAGAAGAGTTTGGAACTGCTGGAAAATTGGTGTCTGGTTGTCCAGATGCTCCAGAAGTTGCTCCACTAATAACATTAGAACCATCAAACTCATTCTGAGTGCCTGTAACTTCAGGGAAAATACCATCAACAGAGTTTTGATAATACTTCAAAACTTTAGTAGTAGCATTCCAAGAAATAACTCTTGCACGAGCAGTAACATTTGTACCACCAACAGTTCTTTGTTGAGTAATAATTTCATCAGGAACATAATTACCTTGGAATGTAGGTGAAAAGATGACTGCTTTTGTTGCAGAAACTGTAAGATCTGCAAGAAGTTCTGAAGTTCCAAATTTTAAAGGATTTGTCATCAATCCAATACGACGATAATCATTATCAATAGGAAAATCACCAGCACCCTCATCATACGAGAGTTTTGCGTTAATCATTACTCGGAAACCACCAATCTCAATACCAGAATCATAACCATGACCATTTGGGGGTGGAATAATGACATCTACTTCTCCACTAGTTCCTGTTCCAATTCCAGTGATAGATCCAATACTAATTTGACCAAATGTGTAACCAGTGCCGCCAGAAGTTACAGTAGCACTTGTAATCTTACCACCATCAACAACAATAGAAACACGACCACCAGTGCCATCCCCATTGATAGCGACATTATCATAAGTGCCATTATTATATCCAGAACCAGCAGCATTGATTACGACAGTATCAATTTCTCCACCAACCGCATTAGTTTTTACCGAGTCATTTGTAAAGACTGGCATATAATCATTGGAGAAAAACTTGAGAACTGAGGCAACAGGAATGGTGTACATGTACTTCCAGCGATATCCATCACCAGTAGTAATGATGCTAGTGGAAGTACCAGTAGGCTCAACTGTAGAAGGTTTACCATTAGGATCAGAAGGAGAAGTACCGTTGAAAATACACTTATATACTTGATATTGTGAATTTACAACATAAAAATCCGCATCATATAATTTAGTAGCACCAGAGGCAGCAGTTTTACTAGGGGAATAGTCATGACGATACATGTCATATGTAAAACCAAGACCACCCGTAGTATCTTCTGGAGCAGTCCAATCAATACGACGAACAACTTGAATAGTGTCCGCAGCAAGAACCCTCTTCAAAGAAATCATATCATCGAAAGAATTAGAAAACTCAGAAAAAGAATCCACCGCTTGAGGAGGTGAATTTTCATTATCCCAAGGTTGAGGTCTTCCGATAAAGACGTAAACTCTATCTCTATTAGTTCCCGCCGCAGAATCACTTTGAGTTGCGTCAGGACCCTCAAGTGCTTTAATGAATTTTCTCGCAGAAAAAATTCTAAATTGATCAGTAAGTAGGGCTGCCATCTCTTAGGTACTATTGTCCTCTTGTTTATTTATGTTGATTACGAACGAACTGTTGTCAGATAATCGATACTCTTGATTCTGTAAGATGCTCCACCATTGCCATTTAGTTTTTCTCCGCCCAAAATAGCATATGCCACAACACCAGATCCAGTGCTATCCCCACCAGCATTAGTAAATGTAATTTCAGGATGCAAATCATAAGTATTATCAACCGACTGAACATATCCATATCCACCATTAGTGATAGTAATAGATTCCACCTGATCACCTGCTGTTGTCATATTAACAGTTCCTGTTGCTCGAATGTCTCCAATATTTTCAAATGCAACTGTAGGTGTCCCTGAATAGTTTGTTCCAGCGTTCTGAATGAAAACATCCACAACCGTGCTATTTTCAGAAAATTGATACAAATATCCAGATTCACCTAAAGCAACATTGTTAGTATTATATCTAACAATATCTTTGACTTGAAGAATTTTATTTGTTGAATCCCAAGAAACAACTGTTGCTTGTACACCAGAAATATCACCAGTCACAACTTCATTAACACTGAAGTTCTGTCCATTTCCATCTAAAACATCTAACTGGATATTTAATGTTGATACATGATCTGTTCCTTCACTGAGTCCGCCAGCAGTGGATATATTTGCATATTTAAATGGCACGCTAGCATCTTTAACACTATCACCAACAGCTAATAATGTTGTATTAGTTCCACCCTGTGTTGCCTCAATACCATAAAGAGAATCGTAGATTCCACCATCAAGACTAATTTGATTTTCAAAATCAGTTCCAGTATTTACAAGATCAGGAATTCCATCACCAGCACCATCATTCTCATCATTGTCCTCAAATACTCTATCAACTAAAGTTGAAATTGGAACAGTTAAAGTTGTAATCGTAGATCCTTCTTCAGTAAGGACCACATGAGGATTTTCACCAAATCCAGTTGTATTTGCAACACCAGCATCAAATTGAATAGTAGCATCCTCAGTTGAAGGAATACCCGCATCAATAAATGCTAGTTCATCAATCTCAAAGGTCAGCAATAACTCTCTTGTATTTGGATTCCAATCATAAACTTTTGCAATTTTATTATTTGCATTTTCAACTCTACGAATAACTCTATCACCAATATTAAATTTGTATGTGGAAACTCCTTGTTGATCATTCTGACCAGCATCAAGAATTACACGCTGATCATAATTGAAATTTACACCCCGAGTGAGACCAGCAAACTTCTCATCAGTCTTTGAGGTATACGCAATCGTTTCATATCCTAAAATGAATTCTCCAGATCCAGGGAAAGATGATGTATTTTTTACAAAAATTTCACTGTCATCCGCATTAACATCATAAGTCAAACCAGTCAAATAAATGTTTGATGCATTATTCGCTTGACGTGCTCTAGATTTTCGTTTTAAATTTACTAATCGTTGGAATATCACAGAGGGTGGAGAAGTATATCCTGTTCCTGGATCAGTGACAGTAATGCTGGTGATTTGTCCTTGATCAATTTCTGCTACTGCTTTAGCACCAATACCACCACCACCATTAAGAAGAATATATGGTGCCTCTTGATAGAATTCACCACCATTTCCAATACTAACTGACGTAACTTTTCCTGTCACATCAATTTGTGCTGATCCTTGAGCGTCTTGTCCTCCACCACCCTCAAATATAACTGTTGGGGCACTAGCATAACTCCTACCTTGATTTAACAATGTCAAACCAGTAATAGTTTGAACCGTTGGAGTTACTGCAGCACCAGATCCTTCACCACCTAAAATTCTAGCATTTGCTGGTCCATAATAATTATCACCATTTTTTGTCATTTTAATATAAGAAACCGTTCCATTATCAGTAAGAACGACTTCTCCTGCAGCACCATTAGGAAAATCCTGAGTAACTCCAGGAACAATATCACCTTCAAAAAGAGGCGTACCGTAAAATTTACGACCGATAACATAGGGATAAACAGGATTACCACTACCATCCTCTGTCATAAAATATGCATAGGTGCCGTTTGGATAATCTGGGGTTACCGAAAACTTACCATTAAATTCGTCAAGTGTACCAACACTAGAATCATAAATGTAATCTTGAACTAAATCACCAAGAAGATATCCACTCTGAACAGTTCTTAAACCAACATCACTGGTTTGATATGCGAAAATGTATAAAGTATTGGGTGCTGTTGCTGGTACAACAATTTGTATTCTTCTTTGTGTTGCCGTATTGAATCCAGCAATATATGCAGCATAAGTTACTGCAGAACCATCTAGTGTATAAGTAACTCCCAAATCATACAGATAGGAAGTAGTTCCAATACTATTGGCAGAATGCCACCCATCTTCGGTCTCTGAGAAAAGTAAATATTCTCCGTCATTTGAAGAATTATCTTGATTAAAGATAAAAGTCTTTCCTCTATCTAAAGACAAGAAATTTGGTCTGGAACCATCAAAAAGAAATTCTCCATTAGAAACAGTTACTGCATAAGTTGTTGTAGTTGCAGAATTTACAGCAGGTCTTGTACCAGGAAGTTCTGCTGTAGTTCTTAATCGATGTGAAGAAACTTCTCTAGCAACATTTCCACTAGAGTTATATCCATAAGGACCATAAATCGGATATCCATCAAAGGACATACCAATAATTTTGGAGTGTCCGTCAGTATGACGACTATAATCTAAAGTTGCACCAGAACCAAAATAATCCTCAACATAATAGTTATTTTCCAGAGTTTCAGCACTAGTATCTGTACTGAGGATCATATATCCCTCATCACCATCCTGACCAGCCATATTTGGATGATTTAAGCAATAATAATAAATTCTATTATTTTCATCAGCATTCATCATGAATATAGGCATATATTCACTTTCATAATCTGCTGCTGGTGCTGATGAAGATCCAGTGCTAGTGTAATAAAGAGTACCAGGACTAGAGTTATGAGTACCATCAGCGGTTGTACTGAATCTAATCGGATGATTATTATTAGTAGAATCAGATTGATTAAATTTAATTAGATAATTTCTTTTTACCGTAATATTTTCTGGAGCAAAATAAAACACTCCTGGTGTAAAGTTGCCAAATTTTGCAGCGTCTGAACCAAACTCAATATAATATCCATTAAAACTTACTGGATCATCTGAAATTCTAAAAGTAAATCCAGTAGATCCTAAACATCTATCGTTTTCAGCGAAAGGAGACCCCAATAAATTACGTAGATAAATTCTAGTTACAACATTACTGTCATTTCTTACAACTTTAGAAATTTCACCAGTTGCATTGCCCCCAATCTCATCAATAGTTCTACCAACATCAACTGTCCCTAAAGTTTCATCAACAGCAGTAACATCTATGGCAACATTTGCTTCAACCTTTGTATTCCAGGTAAATTGTTTAAACTTGCCCCACTGCAATACACCATTTTCAAGTTTGAATTCATCTAAAGTTTTACTTGTATGATAGTATACAACATTTCCATCAGTTACAGTATCATAAGAACTGTTATTTTTAACATAATCATACTTAACTGTATCAATGGCAAAATTAACTGGTGCATTTCCTGTGGTTCCCCACTCTGGAGTATGTAAAAGACTTCCATTAGCAAGAATGCCAAGTACTTTATTATTTTGTTCTACCCTAGTTGCAGGATTTGGAACGTCTTTACCGCCCCTGTAGATGAATGTCTGATCAAAAGTTCTATCAACAAGTGGTCCACCCCCTGGTGCTGCCTCTGCTTGTGTCCATGCTGGTTTAGGATGATTATCAGATTGTATTCTTAATCTATCTGTAGTGTTAATGAAAGCACCACTGGTTGTAGAATTGGGATGTGCTTGCCAAATACGATTAATATCAAAAGAATTTACAACATTTGGTGTTTCTTGTTCTGGAAATATTTGCAATCGCAACGGATCATATCCTCTACCTCTTTCAAGAACACGAACATGAATAATTCTTCCAGAGTCTGCGTCAATGATTGGATATAATAATGCTTCTTGATCTGGAGTGCCACAACCAGTAACAGTTAGTCTAGGTGGATCTGCAGGATCATATCCAGATCCACCATTTAATACTTCTATCGCACGGACGCCAAAAGTTTCATCAAAAATTGGTTTGATGGAGGCACCTGATCCAGGGACAGTTCTAGTCATTTATATCAACCTAATACGTTAATAGTGCCGTTCATCGCAGCGTGAATTGTACACTGATAATACAGTGTAGAAGGAGCATTCATAGGAACAGTGAAATACAATACCGAAGTTCCACTACCAGATTGTCCTGATGTATACGCAGTTCCAGAAAGACCTGCAGTGCTTTGAATTCTAAATGGGTGTGCCGTAGAATTTGCGCTATTATCAAACGCATAAGTCATTCCACGCATAACATATAATGTGGGATCGGAAGTTGGAGCAGAGAAACCAGGACCATTAAATGTAAATGATGAAGCACCATCAGCACCAAGATCCCACCAAGTCATTGGACTACGAGTTACAACCCAATCAGTACCATTCCAATATAAAGAATCACCCTGAGCAACTCCTGCTACATTAGTATCAGTTAATGCTGCAAAAGTTGTAGTTAAAGTTCCATTAAATGCAACTGTAACTGTATCTCCAGAAATAGAAGTTACGATGTCAGTTCCGCCAGCAATCGTTAGAGTATCGGTAGCAGAGTTTGCTGTTGTAGTTCCAGTATCTCCAGCAACTGAAGCAAATATATTTTGTTGTCCCGCTCCAGCAGTATCATCTGCAGGAACAAATTTAGTTCCATTCCACTTCAATACTTGATTACTTTGAGGCGCAGCAGTGGTGATATCAACATCAGAAAGATCGTCGATACTTGAATATTCTGTGAGAAGTTTTGCCCTAGTATCACCAACACCACCACCAGTAATATTGATATTTACATATGGATTATCATCACCATCTACAGTATAGAAATATCCAGGAAATGTTGCTGCAGCAGGAGCATTTCCTAACGATGTATATTCATTTTTATAAGAAATTGTAGATCCAAAACCTACACCTCCAGTAGCACCATCAAATGTAGTAGTTTGAGATCCTGCAGTAATGACAACATCCCCAGTTCCATTAGGAGCAAGTGTAATATTTCCATTTGAAGAAGAAATAATACTATTTCCAGAAACATCTAACGCAGAAGTTAATGCATTAAAATTAGCAGCAACAAAACTGCTGCCGTTATACTTCAGTACCTGCCCTGTAGCTGGGTTTGCAAGTGATATATTGAGAGAAGCGTTATTACCTAAAGCGGTATACAATTCATCAAAATTATCATTAATTTTATCACCACCACTTCTCAGTGTATCACCAGTGTTATCATTGGCTGTAGTACCAATGTTTAGGGATTGTTTAGCCATTACTTGCTACACTTTTTAGTTATTTATCACACTTCTGGATCTACCAGTTCCTCGCCGTAATCAGCAAGATTTGGTGCAGTCCAGTCATCAGGAACTGTTGTTTCAATATTGACATTTGGATTTTGATATCCAGAACCAGCATTTGTTACTGTGACTCCTGCAACGCCTACAAGTGCCTTCACTTGACCATCAAATCCTGAGATAGAATCCAGTCTCACAACGGGTCTAGAAGTGTATCCAGAACCTCCAGATGTAACACTAACCCTTTCAATAAAACCAGAAGTTAAGTTTGCAGTAGCATTTGCATTTTGTCCAAATACAGATCCAAGATAATCGAATGTAATAAGAGAATTAGAAGATTCGATAACTGCAACTTCACGATCACTTACTTCACCTTCAATATCAATAAAGTCTCCTGCTTCAACTGGGGGCACAACTGTGTCCGCATCAACGTCTGCTTCAGAACCAACATATGAGAATCCAACAAATGTTGATCCGAAACGAGGAATTTCAGAGAAGATAATTCTAGAACCAACAATTTCAAAACCAACACCAGGTTCTTGGAGAACACCATTAACAGAGATGATAATATTATTTTCTGGTCTGATAGTAGAAGACTGAACACCATCAGTAAGAGTGAGTGAGTAGAAAACATCGTCACGCTTAAGGTTAAATGACTGTCTTAACGAGTCGAACTCGAAAGAAATATCATCCAATTGTCTCAATTTACCAAGATAGAATCCTGTGAAAGAAGCACCAAGTTCAGGTGGTTCACTGAATTGAATTTTATCAGAGAATGCTGTAAATGCATTTGTTGCACCTGGTGGTTGTAAGATGCCATTAACAAAGATCATCATGTGACCTTCAGGATCTGGAAGATACTGAGAACCATTGTCAGTGGTTAAATTGAATATGGTCTGTGTTCCATCAAATCCTTTAAAGAATCTCTTAGTTCTAGCCTTGAGTTCCTTTCTATCAATAACTGCAGATCGATAATTATCAGGACCCCTAAGTCCATCTCTTGCAGTGAAACTTCCTGCAATCTCAGTAAGATATAATCTCTTGTTAAGAGCGAAATCTCTAACTTCTTGAATGCGAGCAGAACCAGTACCACTAACAGTAGTTTTACCACTAACTGTTGCCCGACCAACTAAGTCAGAAGTTGTGGATGAATAATCTCCAACGGTATCCGAGGAGGAAATTGTTCCAACAACAGGGATATAATAGATGTAATTATTATTGGAATCGTACTCTGTAATAATACCGTAGTTACTAGTATCTTGACCACCATTAACAATACGATAGAGTCTATTACCAACAGTAAACGAAGTAAGAGTACTGTCTACAGAAACTGTTAGTCTGACATGACCAGTGGAAGCAATTTTATCACCAACTTGTACATCAAGACCATCATATTTTTTAACCTCTAAGTATTCTCTAGAAGAACTAGGATAAACCACAGATGTGGTTTCTAGGGATCCAAGGAGCGATGCTGTATCTACTGTTAGTCTACCACCAGTGTTATCAAGAACTGCTGCACTATTAGTAGTGTAAGAAACAGGTTCTGCGGTTTCTGTGCTGGTATATCCTTTGAAGGGGACATTTTCAACAAATGAACCTGCGACATCAATGAGATGCAGTCTATTCTCAATTGCACTAACTTGTGCAGTTGTTGAGTTTGTAGCACCAACAATTACATCAGTAACCTGCCATGTTCCTGCAGTTACAGCAACATCAAGATACTTATAGTTTGCATCTTCATGGAAACCATATACAACACCAGTAATTGAGGAGTCGCCCTGTTTAGATACATTCTCATTCATTGAGAATGGACCATCTGTAATGCTTCCGTCAATTCTAAATCTCTTATATACCTTGGCAAGTTTTGCTTCATTCAAAGTAAGTTGTTGAATTTCTGCAGAAACGTCATTCGTAAGAGAATATGCATAGTCAGATTGGACAACTTCACCACTAATTCCAACAGGAATATCACGATCTCCATAAACTTTGGTTAAAGTTGAAATTGCACCAGAACTTGTTGAAGACGAATATCCCGAAGTAGTAGTGATAGTTTGTGTTACAGCTGGTATTGCATTATTTTCTGTAAT